ACTTTGTCTATCAAGAATGCACGAAGGATTGTCTGGACCACATTGAGGGAAATTGAGAGACAGTTTGCTTTTCAGATGGAGTTTCTGGAGAACCAGCTGACGGTCAGGTTTCCTAACAGTAGTCAAATAATTATGGGAGGTTGCCAGGACTTGGCAGAAGTAGAAAAGTTCAGGGGACCGCGTTATGGGCTTTGCGTGATTGATGAAGCGCAGAGTATTAAGAGCTCCACTTTGGCAACTTTGATTGATGACATCCTGGAGCCTGCATCTTTGGATTTGGATGGATCCATTTGGATGTTTGGAACACCATCTGCTTCCAGTGCCGGTTATTTTTTCGATGCAGACCAATTGAAGCAGAAAAGTCCTTGGGAAGCTCATGCCTGGACGTTACTTGACAATCCACATCTTCCAGGAGCAAAGGAGTGGCTGGAGCGAAAAAAAATAGAAAACAAGTGGAGCGAATCAGATGCAACGTACCGTCGCGAGTACCAGGGGGAGTGGGTAAGGGATGAGAACTCTCTGGTCTACCAGTTTAACAAGGTGCGCAACCTTGCTGAAGAGCTGCCTGACGTGGATTGGCATTATGCTTTGGGTGTTGACCTGGGTTTTGTGGATTCTACTGCATTTGTTGTTATCGGCTGGAGTGAAGCAGTGGCAGAGACTTATGTCATGGAAACAAGCAAGTTCACCCATCTCACTTCTGATGACATTGCACGGAAGATCCGCTGGCTGGATACAGAGTATGAGTTCGAGAGGATTGTTGCCGATACTGGCGGATTGGGGAAGATGGTTGTGGAAGAAATGTCAAAGAGATATAGCCTGGATATTCTACCGGCACAGAAAAGGGCAAAGCACGATCACATAGAGCTCCTGAATTCTGACTTCAAAAAAAGCAAATTGTTAATTGTTGACAATGATGAGAACCGGCAGCTGATAGATGAGCTTGAATTGCTGGAATGGGACTTAAATGAGAGAACGAAGGGGAGATTTGTGGAGCGTTCAGACTGCGAAAATCATGCATGTGATGCAATGCTGTATGTCTGGCGCGAGTCTCTGGCATTTCTGCACCAGGCAGAGGTGCTGCAGCCACTTTTGGGGTCAGATGAGTGGTATAAGGCAGAGGAAAAGCGCATGGAGGAGAGTGCATTGGCAAAAATAGTGGATGTTGAGGACAATTGGTGGGACCAGGAAGGTCCAGATCCTGTTTATGACACTTTGAACTGAAAATGGCAGAAAATAACACAAGAGAAATACCACAATTTGACAATCCTGCCTTTAACCGGCAATTGGCAAAGAAAAATGCTTCTCAGATGCTTGCAAACCGCAAAAGGGGTGCTCAACAGAGCATTGAACAGATATTCCGCAGTAAAGAACTAACCGAAGAGCAGAAAAAAGCCATTGCAGCTGGTACAGCTCGTGCCTGGTTTGCAGATTTACCTGGCAGATTTGTGGATTATGCTGCAGAAGCACTTGGTGGTGAATATGGTCTTATTGAGGGAATGAAAAGCATCATGCCAAGCAAGGAACTGACCGGATATGATTTGGGAGAGGAGCTTGGGTTAAGTGCATTGCAGAGAGGTATAACAGAGAAACCGTTTCTTGGAAGTAAACACCTGGCAGAAGTGGGTGAAAAATATGGTTATATTCCACCTGCCACCGGAATGCCAGAAGAAGAAAGTGCCAGGATGTTATCAAGTTTGGTTTCTCCTGCAACCGGAGTTGGTGGTGTAATAGCCGGAGTAACAGGCAAGGCTGCCAAAGGTACTGCAGATGCAGTGAGCAGGGCAACCAGAAGTGCAGCAGCCAAAGCAACTGCTCCAAAGATAATTCAGCAGGAAACAAAGTTAAAGAATCCTTTAAAAGTTCCTGCAGATGCAGCTGAGAGGATGGAAAGAAAACTGAAACGTGCAGCAGATGTTAAGAAGGGCAAGAAAGTCCCAGGGGGTCATAAGAATGAACCCATAATTCTAAAGCCAAAAACAGACAAGACACTACCACCCATCCAGATTGGAGGACAAACAACAAAAAGTTGGACCAAGAAAGTTGAAGGAGCATTGACTAGGAAAGATATTATTGAAGCAGGCGGATGGTATCGGAGTGGTAAGATGATTGAACCATTTTTGAGAACAGTGGGTCCGGCCCTGACACCAGAAATACAGGCAGGGTTCATGCTTGGTGCAACTCAGAAATCACCTCCAGGTGCGTTATTAGCTTATTTAAAACAACGTGAACAGGCACTTAGGGGAGTTTCTTTTGAAGAAAGGAAGAAGTCGGGGACCAATGACCTTCCACTTTTCCAGCTTGCAATGCAGGAGGAAGTTACAGGAGGTGCAGGACAAAAGATTTATGATTTTGTGGACTCAGGACTTGGAAACAAGGAAAGAACTTTTTATGGTCTTGATCCAAAAGCAGGAGAACCATTTGTAGTGGATCGTCATACTGCCAGGGATATGGGTTTGATTGATGAAACTTTTCTCAAGTGGCTGGAAGAAAATTACAAAATACCAAAAGGTGGTTTGGTTGTTGATTTTGAAGGTGCTCCAGCAGAAACAACTTATGAGGTTGGTGGTGATCTTGGCAGAAAAATAACCAAGGAATTAAATAAAGCAGGATGGGGAGAAAAATATGGACTTGGTGAGCTTTCTGCATTAGATGTACAGGCAATTGGTTGGGCTGCAATGTCCAGACTTTATAACCAACCTGGAGAAGATGCTGCACTTGCAATTGCAAAGAATGTTCAGAGAGTCAGTGCAGCACTTGAATTTGGGGACGGATCTCCACTGGAAAAGGAATATGGAGAACGGTATGCTGCACTTTCTATTGAAAAACAGTATGAAGTAACCCGCAAGGGATTGGATTGGGTTTCTGATCGTGCAAATGAACTCTCTGGCACACTTGGTATTGGAAGGGTGCATGGTTCTGGTGCGTGGAAGAACTTTCCACAGGAACCGGCAATGGTTGAGAATATGCTTGCATCACCAGGAGGAGCAGATTTATATGCCAGCATCGTGGGTTATCTTGCAAACCAGACCGAAGTTTGGGCAGTGAGGGGAGTTTCAGAGGGTGCCAAAGATTCAAATGGCATAATGATTGATATTCTGGAAGTAGGAAGCAATGAAATTGAAAAAGGCGAGAACTTACAGGCAGTATGGGAGAAACTCAATGCATTTAATCCAGAGGTTTTTCAGGGTTACCAACCATTGGTTAAGGAGGATCAATCTGGGATCAGATTAATATTACCATTTAAGTCTACTGTAGGTAAAGATATTGATGAGGAAACCGGTAAGCTTGCGTTTGCTTTTGAAACAAAGACTGCATTGCGGAAGTATATTGATGAAAATAAATCAAAATTAACTGAAGTTTTAAACAGTGTTTTTCCAGATGAAATAAGCTTTACAATTAAGAATTTTGATGCTAACATTAGATTTCTTAGAAATGATTGGAAGGAGAACGAAAATGGCGAAAGTTACTTACTTGGGATTTCAGAAAGAGCCGGAGGAGGGTTCGCAGAAAGCTTACGAGATACTCACAGGCCGGAATTTGAAACCTTTTTACAAGGTCTTTTCGACACCACAGAAAGCACAACCGGAGAAGAAACCGGAGTCCCCCGAACAGAATACACAGGATTAGGAGTTACACCTGAATCAGTAGCTCACCCCAGCAATTCCCCCCCTACATCCAGAACTGCAATAGATAAGGCCCAGGCCAAATCTGATGCACAAGCAATATTGAACCAATAGTTATGTTTAAACAACAACCAGATCCAGAAAAACTAATCAGCTTCCTGGCAGGCAAGAATGTGGCAAAGTTCAAGGGGCTTGGAATTGAGGTGGAGTTTTACCAGGAACTTCCAGATATTTCATTCCCTTCACCGGTGCAGCGGGATGATGAAGAAATGATTAAACAATATACTACTGAGGAAATGCGATGAATGAATTCTGGTGGCAGATAGATGATGAAACAGAAATGGGTAATTTGCTCACTGGACTGATTGAGCAGCTCAAGGATGACCACAGGCCCAGACATACCTCTAACCTGGATATGCTGAGAATGTATACAGGGCGGGACAATGAGCACCTGGACCGGTATGGTCATACCAACCGTCTGAGCAACATCAGTGATGACTACCGCATAAGGATGAACGTGATCGGCAACATAACTGACACCCTGGTTTCACGGTTAGGCAAGGCAAAGCCAAAACCAATGTATTTAACCAGGCGGGGAGATTATAAGCTGCGCCAGAATGCAAGACGTTTGACTGACGTGATGGAAGGAATTTTCTACCAGACTGGTATTTACGATATTATGCCGAAGGTGTTCCAGGACACATGCATTTTTGATATGGCCTGCATGAAGGTTGGCAGGGAAGGTAAGGAGCTTTTTGTTGAGAGAGTTTTCCCAAATGAATTACTATGGGATCTGAATGCTGCAATGTACACGGAAATTCCGCCAAGTTTGCACCAGGTAAAACAGATCCCCCTGGAAACCCTGGTTCTGCAATTTCCTGAAAGGGAAGCTGATATTCGCTACCAGGCAACATCCAACAAGCCGGATTTCCTGGAGGAGCAGGGGATGGAAGCAGAAATGGTAGAGTGTGTCGAGTCATGGCATTTACCGTCAATGAATGACTCCACTGACGGCAGACATGCAATCAGCTGCAATACTTTAATCCTGACTGATGAACAATACACATACACCAGTTACCCTTTTGTATTTATGAAATGGGGAGATGCATGTGTGGGATTTGCAGGAATTGCCCTGGCGGAGCAGCTGAAAAGTATTCAGATGGAGATTAACAAGCTGGCACTGAGGATCCAGCAATCTATGCACCTCTTGAGTGTACCCTGGTTATTTGTGCAACACGGATCCAGAGTTGTGGAATCGCGCCTGAGAAACGTACCAGGGACAATCGTAAACTATGTGGGGCAGCCACCAACAAGCTACAATCCAACTGCAATGCACCCTGAAGTTTATACCCACATGGAAAGGTTGTACCAGAAAGCCTATGAGATTGCAGGAGTATCAGAGCTCAGTGCAACAGGCAAGAAACCAGCTGGCCTGGAAAGTGGCGCAGCCTTGAGGACCTACCACGATATTGAAACAGAGAGATTTATTTCAGTTGGTCAGAGATATGAAAAAGCATACATGGATGCAGCAGAATGGTTCTTTGATCTCGCGCGGGAGATCGTGAAAGAATCAGGCTCATTTCCTGTTCGCGGGATCAAGGGACATGCCCTGGAGGAGATTGATTTCAAGGATGTCAAAATGGCAGAGAACGATTACATCCTGCAAGCCTATCCAGTTTCACTTCTGCCAAGCACACCAGCTGGACGTTTGCAGGCAGTTACAGAATTGATACAAAATGGAGTTATTAACCAGAGGGAGCACATTGTCAGGCTACTGGACTTCCCGGACCTGGAAAGTGTGACCAGTTTGTATGATGTCCTGGAGCGTGACGTTGAATGGAGAATACAGGAGATAGTGGACAATGGAATCTACCATGCACCGGAGCCTGTTCTGGACCTTGCATTTGCGAAGGAGAGAATGACGGTTGCATACCTGGAAGCACAGCAGGACGAGCTTTCCCTGGATAAGATAAATCTGATGGTACAGTTTATTGAAGAGTGCGATGCACTGATGCAGAC